TTTTTGAAGTCTAATTAAATATAGTTTATGTGTGTTTATATCGTTGATGCAAACAATATAAATAAAATTCAATTTTCTGTAAAAATATAAGAAAACAATGTAGGACGTTATTATAAAAATAAAAACTATGTCCATGATTGAAGGAGTATTCAACAATGCTAATTTGAACGCCATTCATAATACACTTGGGATGAAAGAACCGGATAAACTCGCATCAGATAATTTGAGTGCGCCCATCAAACCATCTATAATAGAAAATTCGGAAAGTATTGCGAGATTGATTTTAAATAATATTGAAAGTAAATATTTCAAAGATAACCCGAACGACACTCAGGATAAAATAAAAGCACGAGTAAAATCAGACCTGATTTCCATATATTACGTATCCCCCGACAACAAAGAAGTAAAATCGGATTTTAAAGAACTCATTTGTCATTCATGGTACAGTTCATTAAAAATGCGAAATTCCAAGATTTTAAAAGAACTAGAAACGTCAATGAAACCGAATCAACCGAATCAACCTACTATTGCCGCCACCTCTCCTACCGGAGTTGCGAACCCTACAACAGACAAAGATAGTGATGACGAACATTCCGTTCTTTCTACCAAAACAGAGACAGAGCCCAAAGACGCCTCTGTCGAAAGAAATAAGGACGACGACAAAATGCGGAAAGATATAGATATATCCAAACTCAGTAATAATATTAAAAATTTAGTTGAATTCAAAACCAAGTATTTTGAGAAAAAATATTTTAAAAAACGTAATTTATCAACATCTGTTTCAGTGTCAACGGTTTATGATTTGCATAAAAAGTTAATTTCAAAAGTCGCATGTAATTACGCGGCAATAGACCGCCCAAATTTGTTTGGAATATTGAGTATGATTATTTCGAATAAACCTGGTAATCAGACTATAAATGACGTTTCAATGAATAACGGAATAACCATATCTGAGTCTTTCATTAAAAAATTAAAAATTTTAGGAGAACAAAAAACCAGTTCCAACAAAATTATTCGGACTGCTCCGTCTGGTAATAAAAGTAACCAAATAAATACTCCGAATGTAGTAAAAGGAGGAGACCCCCAGATTGATCACGGTCCAGCTTCTTATAGTTGGGAGATTATTAAAGGGACGGTAGATGAAGGCATTGATAAACTTATTAATGGTAAAATAGAACTTGATCCAAGTATTCAAAAATCTATAAAAGAAGGATTTACAGAAGTATTTTTTCAGGTAAGTTGCGATTGTCTGAATTTGGCAGCAGAGGACAACACAACAATGACTACATATTTAAACAAAGAATATCAAAGTATATTAGATTTTTTATGCAGACGCATTACAAATAATTACGCCATACCTATTTTGAGGTCTTATATTTTACGCAATTTTAACGATTTTAGTGATTGTTTAAAAGACCACGTATTAACGGCAGATAATATAATAAATCGAGTAAGATATGGTGTATTTGGTTATTCAAACGTAATTAACCGATTTATTAAAAATAAAGACATAATCCCAGTTTATCCAGAAATAAAACGAGATGGTGCAGATGACACGTGTTGTAAAGGCAAAGGTGATGCAAAGAACAAATCAGGATCATCTGAAGGCGTTTCCGAAATTATAAATACCGAAAACGTAAAAGTAACCCCATCATTATTTTTATTTGATTATATTACCCCATCTACTATCATCCCAGTATTTGACAAGTATAAAAAACTATTCGAAGAATGCTTAAAAGATGAACAATTTTTACAAAAAATGTTCAATATGTATGGTTGTAGATGCGTAACATTCATGAATCAAATTCAAACGCAATTTACGAAAGATGGAATGAATGATTACATCGAGAGGATAATTTTAACTAAACATCCACACACATCAAAAATTATATCTGAATGCATCAAACATGTGGCAAATATAAAACAAATATATTTCGATGGAAAAGAATTAAAGGACATTGAAAATGTGTATTTTTCGCAATATACGTTGTTTTTAATACATTTAAGTTTGACCGATGTGAGTAATGTTGTAAGTTTAGATGGAGTTGTAAGTTCAGATGGAGTTGTAAGTTCAGATGGAGATGAAAGTTCATCAAAAGAATACATATATATCGAATTTGTAAAAAGTAAATGGATGGATTTTATTGGAACCATAAACCCGTCGCCATCCAATACGGTTATTCCAAATATAACGACGTTTTTAGACATAATTTCTGAAAAAAAAGAATACGATGATTCACTGAAAATTTTATTTGCAATAAGCAAAAATGTAAATCTCCCCACCCCCACCCCCACCCCATAAAATATAAAGCACCATATTGAATAACCCGCAAATATTACCGGAAAGTAACGCGCTTTTCCAACTTTTCCAATGCATCGCCATATATCAAACTTCCAGTTGGTTTGTACTGAGCAATCGGCGTGTATTTTTTGCCATTTTTTATGATATTTTGGTCACTTGTCCGCGGGTCATTCGATGGAACTTCTTTGCCTAATCCATCGTCGTCTTTTTCTTTCTGTTCCACTCTATCAATTATATTGCCTCTTTCGTCCAAAATGTACCCAGTCTTCTTCTTTATTTCTTGCCGAGCATATGTCGGAACCCAATTCTCCCAACTAATAAAAAGAGTTCCTGGATTAATATACTTCACTGAAAATCCGTTTTCTGCCAGTTTTGTAACCACATAGGCGATACAATCTGTTTGGTCATAAAGAGGTTCACCAAAAATATAAGGTGGTACTTGATACCAAATATATTTATCATCGCGTTTTATTTGAGAGGTTGTTGTAATCCTCTTATTTATTCGATTTAGTATCTTATTAAACACGCTCAATTGTTTTTGATCGCGTTTTTGTTTCTTCTCGTATAGTTCGTCAATATTCACTTTGCGAACGTTATCATCGTCTTCTGTAAATAAAAAACAAGACATATATGGAGAGGTTTATTATATATTTGTATTGTATTTTCAATTATTTCATTTCACCATTACAATAATAAAGAGAGTAACGTGCATAAAACTATTGCAATAATATTTATTATTTATTGCAATAAAAATGACTGAAAATAAAGACGAACATTCGAATCCGAAAATTCGACATTTAGTCCTTTCAGGAGGAGGTGGGACAGGGTTAGCATATTATGGCGTATTACGAGAATCTCATAAAGAAGGATTTTGGAATATAAATGAAATACAAACTATGCATGGTATTTCATGTGGTTCGGTTTTTATCTTTTTAATGTCGATGCTTAATCATATCAAATGGGAGGATTATGACGATTACTGCATAAAACGCCCATGGGACTCCGTTTTTGGATTTTCGCCAGACAAATTGATAAACGCATATAACAATATTGGAATATGCGGGAGAGAAACAATCGAAATGATTATGTCGCCTATTCTTGGAGCGGTCGATCTTCCCCTAAATATAACAATGCAACAATTCTACGATTTCACTGGAATTGAAGTGCATTATTATGCTACAAATCTAGACAAATACATTTTAGTAGATATTTCATATAAAACACATCCCGAATGGGAACTAGTAGATGCAATTTATAGTTCATGCGCATTGCCATTCCTATTTAAACCAAATCGCATCAATGGAGAGATTTACGTGGATGGTGGATTTTTATGCAATTATCCTCTCCAACAATGTATCAGTCAAGTAGAAAACCCAGACGAAATATTTGGTATCAATAAAACGAGAATAAAAAACGACCCATCTTTAGTACCCGAACCCGATTCAAAAAAAACACCCGAATATGGAAATATTATTGATTATTTACTAGATATCATCGCAAAAATAATTAAAAATTTAATAATTGAAAAAACGAAAAGCAAATACACAATGGAAATACCAGATGATGTCGCGAGTGCTTGGCAATTATATGAAACTGTAAAAACAAAAGAATCGCGCGCAAATAAAATACAATATGGCGTAGATTCCTGGAAAGAATATAAAAATACAATCGGATTCATATCTCCGTCCATCGAATCATCGTCCATATAATTCACTTCCTCTCTTTTTCATCTGTTTCGGTAGTGACACTCGTAACAAACTGTTCCAAATATTGTTTCTTCACCTTCGCCTCATAATCAACCCTGACCTCTTTACCATTCGCCACCGGAATGACTGCAATAACGGTTGGATATTGTTTTAGTTCGTATTTATCCACCAGACTCTTTATTGTCGGGTCATCTGAATTTGTGCAATCTACTGATTGGCAGTCGATTTGGTATCCATTTAGAGAAGTATTGTTGTACTGGTCGCTAAACATATTCCATTCCGGCATTGCTTTCTTGCAATGTGGGCACCAATCTACATGGAACATAAAGAATGTCGCAGTGCGACCAGTAGGGTTTGAATTCGCAACGTCCCTGAAAACCTTTTCTTTCTTTGTCGGCAAATATACATTTTTATAGACGTAATAGGCAATCGACACCACCAATATAACCATTAAGACTACATACAACATGGGTAAATACCTCTTAAATCTTAAATATAGCAAATTCATTAATGCAGACATTGTACTGTAGTTATCACGTGGTATATAATAATACCACAATTAATGTCGGATTGACGAGCGCACGAGAAGCAAACCCAAATTATGCGTTATCGAAAAAATACGACAATATTGTAACTGATACAGATACAATACCGTCTTTTGAGAATGACAAAAACGCGCAAAAATCGAAAAAATGCGACTCCATTATTCACATATGACTCTGCCGATTATAATAGCAATGATGGTATGCTTACAACCGTATGGGGACCCGGAATTTGGCATTATCTACATACAATGAGTTTCAACTATCCGATTAACCCGACATTATCAGATAAACGTCATTATAGAAATTTTGTACTAGAATTACAATACGTTCTTCCATGCGGAAAATGTCGTAAGAATCTAATCAACAATTTCAAAAAAATGCCTCTCACCATGTCAGACATGAAATCGCGAGAAACATTCTCCAAATACATATACGAATTACATGAATTAGTAAATACTATGCTGAATAAAAAATCCGGTCTCAGTTACGATAAAGTGCGTGAGAGGTATGAACATTTCAGAGCAAGATGCGCGATTCCTCTCGACAAACTAAAGAAATGCAACCGAACTATGAAGGCAAAAGATAAAGGATGTGTTGTTCCTCTCTACGGAAACAAAGCAAAATGTGTATTGCAAATCATTCCTCAAAATGTAAAATGCGACACAATACAAATCGACCAGAGATGTATCAAACATAAAGCGAAGCGTCAAGAAAATGTCGAATCAAAATAGAATTGATTCCTCCTCTAAGTAGAATATATAAAACAAATATATTTGCGAATATTACATAATGGAAAATGATGAACCCGAACTTATATTAACACGCCACGAATCGAAAAAAGAAGTGCCGTTTTGGACAGACAACCCAAATATATTATTGAATCCGTCGCATATCACTGAATTGTTTCCCTCCAATGATATGACGTATGGTCAAAAACTCAATGCCATCACCAGAATGGTCATCCTATTTACATTTGTAGTGTATTTTCTGACGCACACATTTAGAAGCGTAGTATTCGGCATCCTCTCGGTATTTTCGATTTATTTAGTACATCATTACTACACATTGAACAAACTAAAAGAAGACGCAAAACGTGATGCATTTACCGGGTTTGATGGACAAACTGCCAGTAACAACGTCGCATTATCCGTATTAGGAGAGGAAGCAGATTCATTGCTTGTAGCACCGACAAAAGTATTTGAACAACCTACCGCGAAGAATCCGTTTAGCAATGTATTAATCACTGACGTCACTGGCAGTCCAAATAAAAAACCCGCCCCACCTGCCTACAATGAACAAGTCAATAAAACCATCTTAGAGGCGGCAAAAGAAGCAGTGATGAATGCAAATCCAGACCAAACAGATATATCCGAGAAGTTGTTTAAAGATTTAGGCGAACAATTGACTTTCGAACAATCAATGCGGCAATTTTATTCCAACCCCGCCACTCTCACTCCCGACGACCAGCAAGCATTTGCTGAATTCTGTTACGGAAGTATGATATCTTGCGCAGAAGGCAATAAATTTGCTTGTGCCAGAAATGCGGCAGCAATGCGACATACATTAACATAAAATCCGTCGAAACGATGGAGTTTGTCCTCTCATGGTCGAGAGGACAAACAAATGAAAATGATTTATAATATTATATTAACGATATACTATTAAATATGCCGGATTATGCGTTTCTAAACACAGGAAGAATCGGTGCCGATAATGTTGATAATACACAACGTAATATGGAAAACACGCGATATTCCAGTTATGTCTTGTCGAATTATTTCGTAGAACCTGCCGAAGATGGACATGTGAATTTCGCCACACAACAACCAAATGTGATGTTTTCCGGAGCAATGAACGGACCTGGATTGATTGGTAGTTTAGTAGATATCGATTCCAATTTGATGTTCAAGTCCGAACAAGAGAGAAGTTTAGAGAAATTGTCGTTGAACCAACGCGCGTTCTTGACAGTTCCTTATTTAGGACGCGGGTCTTGTGACCCTCTATTAGAGGCGCAGATGTTGCAGGGCGAAAACAGTCAGGATAAGAAAAGCATTTCCACCATTATGTCGAAATCTTTCATGAATTATACCATGTATCCTCTCGACAATGAAATGAAGAACCGGGTTACAGATACTCGAAATACAATCGAAGAAAGCGCTTTAGACGGATGGGTGAGAGGCGGGGTACAGACGCGCGAATTAGCACAAGATGGCGCGTTCGCAAAAGACGCACGCCCGAATATGCGATTTTAGATTGTCTTATACGCCGCATTTTATTTGGTAGTTTCGTTTTTTATACATATTTACAAGTATATAATTTGTAAATATGCGAAATATTGCAGTATAATATATCAAATTGATTTATTATGGCGAAAAAGGGAGGTTCTAAACAAACTATATGCATTGAACTGACAAAAACAGGTGATGAATTTTCAGGAAAAATAGTGAAGACGCCTGAACCGACTGCTGGTCCTGCTGATATTACAAAGAATATTAATGATGCTATTCAGAAGGTGGAAACTGCTATTAATAATGCGAAAACTGCTATTAAGAAGGTGGAAACTGCTATTCAGAACCCCAATAACGAAGAACCAATCACCGATACGAAAGAACTAAAAACTGCGGCGGAAGAACTAAAAACTGCGGCGAAAGAACTTATTACGTCCATTATTGTTATTCCTGCTGTTGTTAAAGTTATAGTTTCTAATCTTGAAGTTGGTGCTATTAGAACTGAAGCTAAAGCTGAAGCTGAAGCTAAAGATGAAGCTGAAGCTAAAGATGAAGATGAAGCTGCTATTAGAGCTAAAGATGAAGCTAAAGATGAAGCTGAAGCTGCTATTAGAGCTGAAGCTTTTGGAGTTCTTGGAGATAAAGGTGAAAACGGTTACGTTTATGAAAATGCTATGGAGGCTTTTTCAAGTGCCTGTTTCGCTTTTTATAATCTTTCCACTAATAATCTATCCTCAGCAGTAGAAATAGCAAAAAGAGCGATAGATAAAGCACTTATATTAACAGAACACCTCAACAAAAAAGTTAATATCCCGAAAGGAGGTTCCGCATTATCTTTTTCTGCTATCAGTTCTCCAGCTTCGGTTGTCACTCTTAACCAGAAAATCAAAGGAGGAAAGTCGCGTAAATACAAAAAAGGCGGTGGATTTGGTTGCAGTAAAATCCAAGGAGGCAAATCACGTAAAAACAAGAGAGGAAATAAAAGAAAGATGTAAATACAATCAATCCATGAATAAACACCCCGTGAATAAAATCCCTACCAAATAAAACAGCATAAATACATCCCACCATTCTTTACATCTTTTACATATTTAGTAAAAAATGTACAACTCCGACAAAGAATACCGTGCGTTCTTACGCCATATCATTCAAATGGACCCCACCAAATTCTATGAAACCGAAGACATTAAATGCGACCCGACCGACCCAAATGTCTCCGAAGAAACCATCGACGAATACAATTACGACGGCAACGCAGTAGCAAAATATTTAGACAAAGTATTTGCCGATACGAAAGACCGCCAAGAGTTCCAACGTCTTTATGTCGCTGCCGCTGCGCTCATGTTTTCCGAGAAACAGGATATCGGTCTCGCCGTTCTCATGTCCTACGATTATTTAGCATGGTTTTATCACATCTACACGACATATATTCGCGACCCGACAACATGGAATGCAAATACCGATGAAATTTACCAGAAATTGATAGAGAGGATAGAGACGCATTAGGCAACAATAATCGTGTTTTCTGCAAAAAAATACGATTATTTCGGTTAATGTCTGGTCGTGCGGATTAAAATCCTCCCTTAGTCCCTTAGCACACTATTACGAAGTGCGTATTAGCATCGGTGAAGCAATAGGGTAAGTCGTGATTTTTGATACCCATTCACGAATCAAAGATTCGATATTGGCATCAAATCGCACGACTAGACCTTAAAGAACTGTGGTATTTTGTTTTTTCGATTCTGAACCGACATTAGTAGGGTTAGGCGCTGGTTCATACCTCATAGGGTCACCATTATCATATATATGCAATTCGCCTAGTTTATTCATACCACTATAATTACTATCATTACTACTAATCTGGGGTGGTTTTTTCACCTCATCTTTTAAAAACATATATGCGTCGGTAACATTATTAATACTTTCCGGTAATCCGGATTTTTCTTTCTCTTCTGTTCCATGATATTCAAAATATTCATCATATTCAGGATTAGGATGTTCAAATAGTCCTTCGCCAAATATTATTTTTGGCATACGAGTCATCCATTCAGGTTTCATTTTAGGATAGAATTTTAATTGGTCTTTTATAAATTGTATCAATTTCAAATCAGAACTTTCATTTTTAATTGCTGAATTCATTTTTACATATTCCATACTTTTCGTAGAAAATGAAGAAAGGCTTTTGGTAGATTTACATTCGTCAAAATTGATAAAACTCTCCCAAATAGGCACTCCTTCTGAATAGTAGTTCTTACGTTTGAAATAACACTTCCCATAATCTATTATTTTTGCAATATAAGACGATTTAAAGACCACCTCCTCCTTATTAATATGATAATGGTATTCGATATAACTATTTGCCACGGGTTCATACATAAGAACATTCTTATCATGCAAATCATAATGAGTGAATATTTTCGATATAGAGGCGAGTGTCATATACACCTGAAATAACGCGTAAATCAATTCATTTTTAACAAACGTAGGGTTTTTATTCATATCACGCATCGTCTTTACATTTTTCAAATGTTGGATCAAAACTGCGTAACTTGTTGGGTATTTACATGCATTTTTAATTGTAGTTTCATTAATGTTGGTTAAAGTTGTTAACTGGGGTTTAATAGTATTATTTTTCATAAGTCTTAATATTTCTAACAATTCAATATCTATTTTGCTAATTAAATCATTTTGGTTTATATTATATGCTGTAATTAATTTTTTCGCAAATGCTTTATTATTAATTTCTATGGTGTTAGTAGCTACATTGAGTTTATTTAATATATAATCTTGCTCTTTTAACTTCTTATTAATTTTTGACAAACTCAGATTATATTCTATTAATTTGTTAAAATCTACACCTCCACTAAAATCATACAATCCGTATGTTTCTAAAAAAGATGGAAATGTTAATGACTTCTCATTCAAGAAAAACCCAACTAATGCTTCATACATAACATTATCAGAATTATTATATATTGACTTTTTTAATACAGTATGTGCTGTATATCCCGCTTTTTTATATTCAAGTTGTAAAATAATTCCATTTGTAGAATCTGCATGTATTTGTTTCACTGATCGTAAAATAGAAAAGTCTGTAAAATTTGAAAAATATTGAGTTATTTTGTCTTTCTCAGTTCCAAATGCAATACAAACACCTGAATCTGAACAGATTTTCTTGAATTTTACAATATTTTTTAGTTTATTAATGTATTCATCAATGAATGGATTTGCATATTTTTCTTGGGATGTAACACGTTCATACCCCCCCCCCCTTTTAATCTACGAGTTCTTTTATTTTTCTTATTTCCAACACTTCGTGATTTTTTATTATAAATACGTTTTGTTTGCATTTTACATTTACCGTATATATTATGCCGGAATATACCGCATAGGTGTTCGACTGTCATTATGAATATGCAATTCGCCTAATTTAGTAAACGTGCTATAGGCAGTCTCATTTTGTTCTTGTTGCGCGGGGTCTTTTATCAATTCGAGTAGTGCTAAGAACGCATCGGTGACATTGTTTATTTTATTAGGAAGTCCCGATTTTTTATTCAGTTTCGTTCCGTATCGTTTGTCGTTACCTGAAAGTCCTTGTCCATACGTGACTTTTTTCAGGAGACTCGACAATTTGGCAGGAGCACTTCCTTTACTAAACGGTTCAATCGTTTTCAATAACCGCAAATCATGACTCTGATTACCAACTTGACTGCTAATAAAAAGCATATTCGCAGAAAGTGTCGATTTATTTAACCACGAGTAACCAGACAACCTACCGCACCCCGGATTACACACTTCGCATAATTTCTCGAAAACCTTCCTACTTTTTCCTGTAGAAGAAGTATCGCCGAGTTGATTGAAATAAGACCTTCCGTAGTCAATTATTTTTGCAATATAAGACGATTTAAAGACCACCTCCTCTCCATCAATATGATAATGATATTCGATATAACTATTTGCCACGGGTTCATACATAAGAACATTCTCATCATGCAAATCATAATGAGTGAATATTTCCGATATAGAGGCGAGGGTCATATAAACCTGGAATAATCCATATAGCAGGTCATTTTTCTTGAAATTTACATTTTTACATTTTTCGCTGATTGTGTCTGCCCCTTTTAGATGTTGTATCAAGACTGCCATTAAAATCGATGCTTTACAAGACCGTTTTATCATTTTATCATTTATTGCTGCGGCAGATGATGCCATTCGGATTAATCCATTACTTAATACGAGAGGTGAATTGAATTTATTATTTTTGCATTCATTGTAGGCAATACCGTCACTAGCATATCTGTACAGTCCATATGTATCGACAAACGATGGATAGAACTTCGATTGCGAATTCAAGAAGAATCCGACCAATGCCTCATATAAAAGATTGTCGGCAGTTGAGGAAGCAGACGATTTCATAATTGCATTTGCAATATATCCGCGTCGTTCGTATGTCAATTCCTGGACAAACCCATTTGAACTTACTGCTCCGATTCTCATGGATGGTTTGGACAATAGTTCGAAATTATTGAAATTGTCGAAATGTTTACGGATAGCAGCAGCATTTGTGCCGAATGCAATACAGACCCCGGCATCAGAACAAACAGACTGCAAAAATTTGGAACGGACACGCGGGTCTGTTCGTCGCAAGAATTTGCCTATTCTGCGAGTTGCTCTCATTTTTGCGTATTTTTCTCTAAACTCGGCAACTTTATCTTTGGGTGGATTTAGATTAATTGATTTGATTACGGAGTTGTGTTTACTTATGGATTTAGTTGTCTTATATTTCGACCGTAAGACTGGAACACAATCTTCCCCCATTTTGCGTGTGAACGCAAGACGGCAATATTTATATTGACGACCATTGGTGTAATAACATTCTTGTGCAGCACAATTGGGTTTAGTTCTTTTACGGCAAGTGGAAAAACATTTACCTTTTCGTGGCATTTTTAATGTGTTCGTATATAATTTTGGTATATAATGTATATCTGCTTATAATAAAATGGCATCTACAAGAAGTCGAAATACACCCGGAAATTATGAATCAGAACAGAGCATAAATACGCAACAAGACAATTACATGTCGTTTAATAAATCGTCTTTCTATGGAATGGTCCCGTCGACTTATTTCCCCGGTCAAGGACTCGTTGGAATGAAAACCGCTGGATTGAATTTAGCATCGAATTCTGCTGATATAGAATCCCAATTATTCGGTATCGGTTCTACGAACCTAGTGACACCACTCATGCCTATCGCACCCGATGTGTATCAGTTGAATTCATTAAATATTGCTTATAAAGCACCGGTTCTATTACCGAGTACATTTTCACCAGTTCCGAATCAACGTGCCATGCCATTGAACTAGGCATAAAAAAGTACAGTTATATTTCATTAACGAATACGTAATGAATAAAATGCAATAATGTTAGGACGCTTGTCACTTACCAATACGATAACCTTATCCAAACTCTGATTTTTAATGTGTGTATTTGCGAAACGTTTGATGAGTTGAGTTCGTTTGTATATATCGAATAATTCTTTGACAGATTCTGACTCTTCTTCGGCACATTCATCTTCCCATCGATTTTCTTCGCCTTCGCCGAATTTGCATGATTTGTCAATCAGTTTTATCATTGTACGAATTCTAGCGTGTACATTGTATCCACCAGTCATGGTACGCATGATCGAATCAAAGTCTTCGATTGTTTCGATAATTTCTGGGAAGTGATAATAACCGTCTAAGTCATCTCTTCCGTGTCTCCAATTTCTAGGTTCATCCTCTTCATAATCTTCATCTTCTTGTTCAAATTTTTCTTCGTCATTGAATGGTGCTCGGCAACAGGGGCAAATTGGATTGCGTTGATATGCTTGGATGATACATTTGAAACAAAATTCGTGACCACATGGGGTAGTTGTACAATTCGTTTTTCCGAGAGGTTCGAAACAAACATTGCAAATATTCTCATGACAAGATGAGTCGTATAACGGAGAACAAGACATTCTGAAATAGTAATATAGTTTATGAGTTTCAATTATTTCTAGATTGAAATGATTGAAAATGAATTCAATTTTTTTACACGTCTAGATTTATAGACATTCGACATGAAAAATGTACAATTATACAAGTGATTATAGGAGGTAGATATGGGTCTATACGTACCTATGTTATTTTGGTCATTTTATTTTGGTCATGTTATTTTGCATGTTGATTTTCGATATGTTTTTCTGCAAATTGTTTGATGAATTGGGTCCGTTTATATATATCGAATACGACTTTGGCGGTTTCTGATTCGTTGTCGGCACATTCATCTTCCCATTCGTTTTCTTCGCCTTCGCCGAATTTGTATGACGGGTCAATCAGTTTTATCATTGTGCGAATTCTGTCGTGCGCAGTGTATCCACCTGAAATGACGCGCATTACCAAATCAAAGTCTTCGATGGTTTCGACGATTGCGGGGTAGCAATAACAATCTGGGTCTTCAATATCGAATCTGCCTCTTCTCCAATGGAGTTCATCTGTTTCTATGGGTTCGAGTGTGTCTGGTTGTTGTTGTGATTCTAATGGTTCTTCTTGTTCATTATGGGTTGCTTCATTAAAAGGTGCTCGGCAACAGGGGCAAATTGGATTGCGTTGATATGCTTTGATTATGCATTTGAAACAAAATTCATGACCGCATGGTGTAGTAGTACGATTCGTTTGTCCGAGAGGTTCGAAACAAACATTGCAAATATTCTCGTTACAAGATGATTCGGATAAAAGAGAACAAGACATTTTGAAATAGTAATATAGTTTATGAGTTTCAATTATTTCTAGATTGAAATAATTGAAAAGGTATTCAATTTTTGATTTGGTCATTTCTGAAAACACCAATGATGGTTATTGATATGGACATCTGTCAATACGCGATTTCTCAAAGCAGGAGCACTGATTTTCGCATCTCGCGCGGCATCAGAAATTGTCTTAAAACAGGTCTTCTCTCCTGTAGAACAACATACTTTGATAATAGGTTGGTCATTGAATTGTTCTTCTTTAGAAAACCCAGAATATCTCCACAAGAATCCTTTGCAAACACGTTTTTCGCGAAGAGCAATTCCGATTGCTGTTCCCGTAGTCAAAGAACATGCTCTGCCTGCCGCCTCAATACTTTCATGCACAGCAATTACTTCTCCGGTATCTTTGTTTATTTGGTCAATCGACCGTTTCGCCTTTCTGACAGTCGGCACCTCTGGATTTTGTTCTGAATATGATGCACTCGTACCAGTTTCATTCAAAATCGACAACAACTTGTCTAGGTCTTTTGAATTTTCAACCATTACAGATTCCAATTTCACTGCAATATTTAATATTTTTTGAATGTCTTCAAACGACGCTTCAAATTTGTTTGCTCCAAGAGTGACGCAATATTGTTTCAATAAAAACATCATGTTCTTCTCTGAAAATGGATACAAAACAATATGATTGCATTTCATCTCTCCGTTTGGGAATTGGTCCATCAACGTTTTTGAAAGAGTTTCGAAATCTTTTTGTCGGGCAATGGAACAAATAAATCGCGAGTCTTCATATTGAAATGCATACAAAAAATGACCATATTTACACAAAGTATAATTGCTGGCAATTTTGGACATAGACTTGATTGAAATTTCACCTTCCCCTGTATAATTGTTCAATTTCAATGTCAAATCCCCGATTTGCTTGTTTTTAGATTCTAATTCTTGTTTCAATTGATTCAGTTCAATTTCTTGGTCAGATGTTTTTTTCAATAGCAAATTATAATTCTCCAAATTGTACTCGTTTTGTTTGATTATTTCTTTGATATACTCTTCAATATTTGCAATAGAAAAATCGTCGTCGTTAATTGCCAATATCTCGCGATGAGACAACCCATCTTGAGTTGTAATAAGTCTCAAACGTTTTTCCAAAATGGGATGCTTTTTAATCAAATTTTCAATTTCGATTTTGTTTTTCACTTTATACGCTGCATATAATCTGAAGTTTTCATATGTATTTTTGTGACACTTAACTCGTTCCGCCAAATTATTACTTTGTCCAAATTTGATTACCGTCTCTCTGTACATCTTGCTATTTGGTTTCCCCAATGTTTTGTTGTCGATTTTGCCAATATAAATGCATTGCGTATTCAATGGAAACTGTTCTATTAAGGTGCGTTCTTTTAACTCTTCTTTTTCTTTTTCACTTTGTACTTGTAAAGTTTGTATTTGCGATTCTAGTTGTTGGTCTTTTTGTTGTAATTGAATTTTCAGGTCATTACATTCTTCATTGACAACCTCTTGTATCATGTCTTCCATTTTGAGATAATAGTCATGAATTTCATCCGCTTTTTTTGTTCCTGCTTTCAAACAAAGCGATTTGAATGTTTTTATATTCAACATAAACGTTTCTTTGTTGTGACCACCACTGCCTTTGGCGCGTGATGTTTGCTTTCTTTCAAGAGAAAGCAAGTTTATATAATCTTTTTCAATCACATAATGTTTTTTCATCAATTCTGTTGCTCGCGCTTTTTGACTGAATCCCAACCATTTCCACACATCATCTAAATCAATCACAAAATCATTTGTCGGATGATGATTCAAATAACAATAAAAACTCGACAAAAACAATTTCTGTTCAAAGTCGGTAAAACTCGTTTTTATTTTTGTCAGTAACTTTACGTTATAGTCCAGTGATAACTTTGTTATCGGATTGTTCTCAATCAACTCAACGATATTTAATGAAGTATCCATCTTGTAAATAGATATTATATGAACTATTTACAATAATGCGTTTATATTGGTTTATGTATAATTATTTTGTTATTGAAAATAAAAACATTATACGCAGGTTTGATTTCAAAACAAAAATCAACCATCTACCTATCAAATGTCACCACAATTTGCACCATCTCTTTCTTGATGCATTTCGATGCACTGACGGACAATTCCTGTCTCTTCTTACGCGTTTTTCCATCGGGTTTCCCATCCACTTTGGTATGTACGACCGCATCTTCAGACCCCGTCTCCGAAATATCCGAACTCTCTGTACTCGAAGTGGTATTACGACGACTCGAACTATTGCGACTATTCATGTCCTTCTCAATCTCCACGTAATTCTTGTCGATGTAGTCTAATATGCGGTTTTCTATCGCCCATTTAAAGAAGTTCAATTGCCCTATGGTTGTCTCCATAAAACACTCATCGCCCAGTTCATCGTTCTTGCATGGTATCGAAATTCTATCCCACCGACAAAATGGGTCAAAACGTTTTTTTGAATATGCTTTTAACTGCAATTTGTATCTATGATATACTTTGAAAACGCAATCTTCGACGAGGTCTTTCAGAATGCCAGTTCGCATTCGGATGATATATTCTGTGTCGTATTTTTTTGCATAATTTGTGACAAACCAATCAATGATGCGCAATGATACGCGAGATTTGCCATTGACGATTGTCTGAATCGTTTTCATATGGTCTTGATTGTCATAGAAATTCATTAGATTATGGAGAAGAAGGTCATCTTGAGTATTGGCAGAAGTATAATAGGACATGTTTATTTATTGTAAAAAATATTGATTGGATATAGGTTCAATCCATCCGCGTATATTTATATCATTCTAGAACTAATTGTTCCATTTACAATATGTTGTGTTCCGTTCTTTATTGTTTCAGTAACCATTCCAATGTTTGAATCAAGTCGTTGTAAAATGTGGTATTACCATTATTTTTGCAGTGTGTCAATATGATGTCTATGTTGTCTTGCCGAGGGACCATACACTGCAATCGTATATGTTCTGCTATACTATTTACGAATTTACATTTCGTAAAAAAATCATCCGGTTCCGAATTTTGTCCCAATTCCAATAGGGGGAATTGTTTTAGGTCCCATCTCTTTAGGTTCAAAAATCGATTCTTTATACTGGTCTGATAATATTCATTTTCCTCTTTTTGTTCTAATCGGGTTTGCTCCTCTCCGCGTTCCTGTGAAAAATATCGTTTTGTTGCAGCATCCAAAGACGTCGAATTATATAGATACAAATTCGAATCAACTGCCGCATATATTTTCAGTTTCCCGAGAAAATGAAGTTCGAAACATTTTAAAAATACGATAAAATCGTCATACAATCGCATATTCTCATCATAGAAAATATCGTGATTTACCGATTTGCGTGAGAAGACGAATGGGCGCGCATATGTATTCATCTGATTAATATCGTGATTGAACGGATTTATGGCACCTTTAATGCGATGCCAGTCGTTTATGGTGATGTCATCTATATTGTAGGACAAACAGCATTTATTGCGGAACGTGATATATGGAACATTACCATCCACAGTAGATATGCTTGATTGCAAAATATCATGAAATGCGATAAACAATACATCTGGTTCATATTGTAAATAGTGTTCGAGTCTAGACAAGGCGCGTGGATAAAGGAAATCGTCTCCATCGACGAGAATGCAGTAGTCATATTCGCGGCGTTGTTGGAAATAGCGGAGAACGCTATTATGTCCTTTTCCGGGTCTACCGTTACTCTCGGTTTCTTGGATATTGGTATTTGGAGGCATGAGTTGGCGTATGTCGTTGATATGGTGGGGATTAGTAGAATTGACGATGACGACGATATCTATGTTGAAATGATTCGGTTGTTGGGATACGATGGAATCATAACATAATTTTGCCAAGTCTGGTTTGCTCGATGTTAAGATAGACACGAGAAGACGCATTATATTTGATTAGTTATAGAATCAAATACAATTGATTGTTTATGTTTATTCGAACTCCCAAATTTCGAACGTTTTTAGTATTCGCAATACAAAATGATTTAGAACAAAATGATTTAGAACAAAATGATTTTCACGTTATTATTCACTAAAAAAATTACAATGCAAATATATTAATGTTGGCATATATTCATTTATTATACTTTCTCGTTTTATTGCAAATTGGCACGTGCGTTATTCTTAAATCAACTAGCGTGTTGATAAATGTAAACACCTGGATTACTCTAACTGTGTGGTCAGCGTTTATTTATTTAGCGCATCATTTTAATCAAACATTATTTTTGCTTGGTCCAATTCTTCTTCTTGCGTTGAATGAAATTCTTTACGTCAACTTCAATATAGATGGATTTGATGGTGAATCTAGAACGAAACTGTTTTATGACCTTACCACTACGTATTTTATTAATAATCATAATCATAATACAAATTTAACCGAAGGTCTTTATTTAAAAGACTTGACGGATGATAGTTCTATTATGACTGAAAGTGAAGCGAAAGAACTTACCCCGGAAAAGGCAAATCAAAACAAGTATGATAAATTTTTCTTGTATTTAAACATTGAACCGAGTGAATATAAAAATCTTAAAATTTTGGATATGGGATGTGGTAACGGGGATTTTATTAAATATTGTAACTCATTGGGAATTCAAACGTCTGGTATGTCCATTTCAAAAGAACAAGTTGATGCCTTAAAGAAACAGAATCTAGATGTATACTTAGGAAGTTATCGTGACCTTCAACCACAATTTATTGGAAAATATGATATTGTTGCTTATTGGGGTTCTCTGGAACATGTTACGCAAAGTTATCCATGTTCCAAGAGTGGCGAGAAAAAGGCAGAAAACGAAATTAAAAATATAATGAGTCACGCAAAACAATATTACATACCTGATTCTAAATACAAATTATTATTCAATACAACATTGCATATGAATAAAAAAGTGTCTAAAGACACTTTAAATGCGTATTTCCTTGAACGTGCTTACGGAGGTTGGTATTTTTACGATGAACCCGGTGAAACTCTTTCTGATAAAATAGAATGTATTGGTTTTAAGAAATTAAAACAAGATGATTTTACGTATCATTACTATATTGTTAGCAAAATAGACCCATCTCATTTTGGTGCTCCAGCGAAACTCAGTATATATTATGTACTAGTGTTGTTATTTGGCATTTTTATTAATCCAAATATAGTTGCAATGGCACTTTACAATTTACGAGGAGAATGGATGTGGCAATTTGACAATAAAATACATTGGTTTGATGAAAAATGCGAGACATGTTCAATTGTAGAAAGGTCCAAACGACCAACAACATTGTTGTGGACCTTAAGCAAACTAACGTCTGATAAAAATTAAATATTCACCAGTATAAATCACTCTAACAAAGTGCATTATATTCTTTATATGGAAGCACAAACAGTATTTTAAATAAGAAATATAATAATACCGAATTACACATCCAACACCACATTGAACTGAAATTCGCATATTTGAAATAATCGTAAACCAGCAAAAGTAAAAGAATTGACGTTGCGATTGGATATGTTAAAATTAACGTAAAAAATATAATAATATATAATACAAATACTATTCGTTCGTAATTATACAAATCTAACCATTTCCAATACAAATGTCCATTATTATCAATAGGGGTTGTGAAGTCAATTGGATTATAAATTTGTTTATAAATAGAAACAATTGTCAATGTCAAAAAATAAATAATAGACAAAGAGTATTTTATTATATCATACCCTTTTGGAATTATTAATAGTATCGCCAACGGTTGGATAATTCTTATTATTATCCATCCAATCATTGAAAATAGTTGATTAGATTTATGGTCTTTAGTTTTTAAACTTTTCCATAAAAAATACTCAATTAATTGCATAGAAGTAAACGTGAAAAATAGTAAATATAAAAATGGTGTTTTAAAATCTTTTAGTTTGTATTGAGTATATGTGTTATTATACCATATAAATGCAAGAACTGAAGTAGTAAATATAAATGTATTCAACGAAACATTTTCATTCCAACACATCTTATTATATTATATTAATACATTTCTCTAAATATCACAATATTGAGTATTATATTTGACATAATCAAATATAATATATTCAAATGTTTATGTTTTGTGTTGATGACTATTATTATGCGGATTCTTCAATCGTCGCCAAATAATCCTGGTGTTTTTTTAGCGCGCGTTGTTTACGTTCTTCTTTTGCTTTTTGAAGGTCTTCCTTCGTCATTTTCTCTGCAATTGCCACGATGGAATGAATTTGTGCAGGTAATACGGGCAATTCTTTCGAGTTCCAGTTGTCATTTATCCTCTCGATTTTTGTTAATAAAGTGTCGAGATTGAAGTTATTTTTCATATGATTGCATTCTTTGCAACATGCCTTGCAGTTTTCCATATTATATCCAATGTCGTTGTCTACGCGGTCTACACCATTTATATTTGTTTCAGTCGATTGTTTTCCACATAAATAACAATCTTGCAAAATAATAGATTTGTAATCGTCGTGTGTGATGGCGAATTCGAGTTCCTTTTTTTCTGCGCGACTCCGGTAGGATGCGTAGGAAACACATTTCGCATCGGGGAAACATTCAGGGTATTTTTGTGGATTTTCTGTATTTTTTGCAAAAGAATGAATATGTCTTATTCTCTTGATAAAAGTGGCAGAATCTAATGAACCTTTCATCCAATTACACATAGCACAACAACTGACTCCATTGGATTGGATGTATCCTTCTGCTTGGTTCATGCGGTCAATGCCGTTAAAACCTTTCTCATCAATAGTATTGCATTCTTCATTCAAAACTCCTTCGTCGTTTTTCGGTAAAATACTCCGATTCCTACTCTCGTTCCTCGTTCCGAAATTGTCGCAATAATAACACGGTTTGACAACCATATCTTTGAACTCTTCTTCTGAAAAAGTAAACTGGAGTTTTTTCAATCTGGCAGACCTCTGATAGATCTTGAAATGTGCTTCTATACTTTCTCGGCGTTTTCGATTCGCTTCCTCCATTTTCTCGGGGTTCCGGTCACGCCAGTTCTTCATCACATTCGCATTGTGTTGTAGATAACCATCAATATCTTTTGCCGCTCGTTTGGCGCGAGATTTCTTGACTTTTTGTTCCACTTTATCTGGGTTTGCTTCTTTCCACGCGTTTTTTACTGCTATCCGTTCTGGTTTTTTAGATGCCTCTCTCTCTAAAGCATTGCGATGTTCCTTGTCTCTCTTTTCGTCGTTACGTTTCCAAGTCTCACGACAATCTTTGCAGGATTTCACATATCCTTTGTTTTTCGCCCCAACAAATTCGTCGAGTGGTTTCGTCTTCTCACAGTTTTTGCAGAATCTTGTATGCGGTTCTTGTTCTTCTGTTTTTGCTGCATTTTCTAGTGCTCTCGCTTTACTAGCATCATCGCGTTCTTTTTCTCGCTTTAAACAAGGTTCGCATCTGACAAATTTATAGTCAGAGTCTAATTGTGCCCTACATCCACGTATCACATTTTTGCAGTTCCGTTTCCCTAAAGACTCGGTCTCATCGATAAAAACACACAACTGATGCTTACAGCAGTACTTATTCTCGGGAGTCGGTTTCGCATTACAGCATTCCTTAGCACATCTGGGTTGGGGTGGCATTTTGATATGTATGGCAATTGTTACATACATTTAAGGTATATTGTTTATATTGGTTTTGGGTGCAATATATATTTACAGCATTTTTGCATAAAATATATATGAACAACTTGTATATAATGGAACCAGTTAAAACGGTTGTAAAATCAGGTAAATATACATTTCAAATAACTGATAATACTTTTCTATATGAAGGTGAAATTTATTCTAGAAGTTTTAAAATTGGCGAACGACAATTAAATTGTATAGATATATCAATATCATACAAAGATGGTAAACCTACCGCACACATCCCATACGTGGAATATAACCCTGGATGTTCGATTGATACGCCACTTGACAGTGGGAGGGGAACAATTGTTATGATAAAGACATTATTAAACTACATTCACTCTCAAATGCCAATAATAACGGAGGTGACGTTTGAAGATAAATCAAATATTGAGTGTGCCACAGACTTAGAAATTACCAAAAAATGTTCAAGATTTAGAAAGCAAGGTTCTCATATTTATCCTATTCCTCTATATTATTTTTCCATTGCATTCAATGGTGAAACCTGGTATGAGAAACATTTCAATGCTCGGCAAAAAGACCATAAAAAACATAGCGAATACAAAATGAAGATAAATTCATTGCTGAATGAACCAGAAACAAAATCTGCTATATCTTTTTTACAGTTTCTACAAATGACCGCACCTCCAATGGAAATTGCAAAAGAATTGAGTGGATATTATGAACGAACTGACACATTTGGTCGTTTTTTTCAATCCATCCCAAAAACAGATAGATGTAGACTTGTTCGTGATTGGATTGGAACTTTTATGTATAGTAAATTGAAAGGTGTATTTGATAATAAAGATTGGGTGATTGATATCCCGTCATTGATTACTGGAGGAGGTAGAAGAAGTACTAAAAAACGATATTATTGTCCAAAATGCAGGGTTTATAGGAATACAACTTACAGAGATTATGGATTAAATGCAATTGACATCTAATAAAATAACTGCACAATCATTATTCTAAAAACTAATATAAATACATTCCAATCATAATACACATAACATTACAGACATACCCCCCGAAAATGAAATGCTTAGCAAAAGACCGAAACCTCGACCCATGTCGAAATTACACGATTGATGTTGATGGAATTCCAACTAGATTCTGCAAATTTCATCAGTATATGAACGATTACACACCTGAAATGTTGGATTCTACTAGATTGTGTACAGGTTGTAGAAAAATGCGATATTTTGCCAATGATTACAAGATATGTGAACCCTGTCGAACAAGAGACATATCAAAATACAAAAAAACTGTAACAAAATGTGCACATCCAGAATGTGAGTTCAAGAAATCGGACGAAAATGAATATTGCGGAAAACATCAACTGCAAGTATTTATAAAATCTACTGCTGAATTAGGCAAAAAAGTATGTTATGACCATATTCGCGGGTGTAGGGCACAACTCGACCCGTCTTACCCATTTTCCAAATGTAGAGATTGTCTTGATAAGGAAAGTGCATCTGACCGAAAACGACGGCATGAAGCGATGTCAGCAAATCCATCTAATGATGCCTACAAAATATGTACAATTTGCTGTAAGGAACAAGAATTATCTATGTTTGTATATGATGATGACACATTTACAAAAACATGCCAAACTTGCCGGTCACAAAACAAAGTACAGAATGCGAGAAGAGACAGAGACCATAGAAATTTATGGACTCGAACAAATCTAAACCGTGCATTTTATTCCTACCAACGGGATGCAGAAAAACGCGACATTAGGTTTTATTTAACCAAAGATGAGTTTATGGAAATTATCAAAGAAAAATGTGTATATTGCGGTGACATTTCCGAAGAAAAACAATTCAACGTCATTGATAGAGTAGATTCGAAAGGGCATTACACAATTGATAATTGCGTTAGTGCATGCACTTTGTGTAACTATTTGAAACATGCCATGCCAGTTGAACTTTTTTTTCAAAGAATCGAACATATTTTAACTTATTCTGGAAAAGTTAATGGTGAATTACATCCCCAAGCATTTCCAAATGTTTTAAGTGGAGATTATGATACATTCGAAAGAAATGCAATTGACCGAAATTTCGAGTTTCAATTATCGAGAACCAATTTCTCAGAAATTATCAAAAATAAGTGTTATTTATGTGGAAAACAACCTAGAGTAAATCATCGAAATGGTGTTGACCGATTTAACAATTCGCTTGGGTATACCATAGAAAATGCGAGACCGTGTTGCAGTACATGCAATATAATGAAGAATCGATATTCCTATGCAGATATGATTGGTAAATTTGAGAAGATATACGAACTTAGAATAAAAACATAAACAGCAAAAATGTTTTACATTTGAATAAAACATTTTTATTTGATTTTTCTGGGTTTCTTGTTTTTGTAGTTTTTATAAAATTTGAATAAAATTGTAATTTTGCGTGCTCGAGCATCCGGTTTACGTATTTTGAAAAAGATTTTTGATCAATTTGAATACGCCACACCAGCCTGAAGAATCTTCAAAGTTTCCAGTGAAGTCGGACTGTATCTTGGGCAGACTCAGGTTGCTTAGACCTTCATTATCTACCGGTTACCATTCAGTCTCTGAGAATCTGTCATATCCTAGCATAGCGGACTTAGACATAATCCTGCTGATTGCCCAATAGATTCGATTATCACGATACCAGAGTTTTTTCTCTGCCATGTGTAGGTTTCCCATACACACTTCGTACGAATCTCTTAAGGGGTTTCCAGCAACGGGTAACCTTGCAAGGAGTTTTCTTCTCCTCACTAGCAACTGGCCAATAAAACAGGGGCACAACTAAAGTTTTCTTGAATAGAGCCTGTATTATTCAAGATAGGTTGCTTTTCTGCACAGATGAAACGACACCACAGATTGCAATAAAGCAATCCGAGCATCAATTCGTTTATGCCGCTCATAACACGCAAAACATTATAATTTACTGCATAAACGCGGACCTTGGCAGTGGCAGTTCCGGACACAGTGGGACTGGAGAGAACCAACTGGAGAACGGCATTGTCAATACGCGAGAAGTTGCAGGTGCCCGAAGGTTGGTGTTCCTCGGGGCGGAGGGCAAAGGAATACACGTTGATTCCAGTGTCGGGGTGGCGAGAGTGGTGTTGGAAGGGTTGCACGATATCGAAGTATGTGCCTTCACGCTCAGAGAAGCGGTCCTGTCCGTTCAACTGCAACTTAGCAGTGACGACGGGGTTCTCGCCCCAGCAGTGCATGTCCAAGGCCGTCTCGGCAAGCACGAAGGTGCCGGCATCGGAGACAGAGGAACCACTGGCATTACCACCGGCAGGGTTGGAGAAGTCAAAGGCAGTACCAGAAGCCCATTGAGCAGCATTAGCAGAAGCGGTGGTTCCAACGGCATCAATAGCACCTCCCATCTGGAAAAGACCGGAAGCGTTGATGAAGTTGTTGTTGCCAGACGTCTCTAGAGGACCTCCGAAAGCATGGATAGCGTTGGGGAGGGCATCAATAGCATCAGTGTAGTTGAATGGTTGGGCGCCAAGAGTCTTGAAGAGGGTGTTACCACCCTCAAGAGATGAGCAGTAATCAACGTTGGCATCGGGTTGGACAACCCAGATGAGTTCCTTGCAAGGATGGTTGAAGTTCAACTTGATCTTGTTCGAGGATGAACCGACCGACTCATCACCAGTGAATTGGAGTTGCTCGATCAGGTATTCGTGGGGGTTCTGGGCGAACTTGCGTCTCTCGTCAGTGTCCAAGAACACATAGTCGATGTAGAGAGAGGCCGCAACAAGGGATTGCTGGTAAGCCGCGGGAACAGACAAGGAACCAGTATCAGTTGTCAAGTTCTTGACGGCCCAGAGGCACTCACCGATGGGGCGGAAATCGATGTTAATCTTGACCTCGTGAAACTGTACATTCACGGTTACCCCTCCTTTCGGAGTATTTATCGGCATTTTTATGTTGATTAACGTATTACTCATAAAAACTTTTGCCGGGGATTAGTACTATACCTTAACCAATCATAGAAGATGATTAATCTTCTCATGTCCACATCCGTCTAGTCGTTGAACCTTTCTCATGCCCTTATCTTATCGGGTTTAGAGACTTGGCTGCTGATTGTCTATTTCAACTGCTTTTTTAGCAGTATCATACGGGGAATTTTCACCATTTCTGAGTTTTGTTCTCAGCCACTGCAAACTTTCATTCACAGTTTGGTATCCCAAATATTCGCGAGTTGATTTGTTAAATCTAAATATTGAAACTAAATTATTAAAGTAGTAATGCAATTGAAGTTTGTTTGATTTGCTTCGATTTTCAACAGAATTTAATGGTTGCAAATTTGTCCAATGAAAACATACCTTTTTATCAAGTTCATTTGTCATGTCAAATAAACTCAAAGGTAGTATATGGTCAATTTGCCACACCTTACCAAAATTTTCCCAACACATTGTTTCATCAAATCTATATTCCATCCATCTTTTGAAAAAATCAGGGTCGCAACCAATTAAATCGGCATATGACGTTTTTCTATTTTTTAAAAACTTATGAATTTTATTTTTGACAACTTCTTGTATTTGGAAATTTAAGTCAGTTTTTCGTCTTTGTTTAATTTGTTCTTTTCGGATGGGAAGATAATCTTTTTGCTTTTGTTTTATATGCACCTTAACATCTTCGCGATTTCTGTATTCTTTGCGTTGCGCAAGAATTGCAGTTTTATTTTGTTCGCGATATTCCTTATGTCTTGGAAGTAACACTTCTTTGTTACTAGCATAATACTCTTTTAACTTTGCATTAATTGTATCACGATTTTCTTCGCGATATTTTTTTCTGCAAGTTTTGCAATCATATCTTAATCCATCTTTAGAACTTTTAAGACTACCAAACTGTTCTGTTGATTGTTCTTTTTTGCATTTATAACAAACTTTTAACATTTTACCTTTAATTGCTCTATTAATATTTTTACTCGTGATATATTCTTTATACGTCTTTAAAAGTTTCCAGCAATTTGGATATGTCGCCGCAGCAACTAAAAGGACTAAAAGTCCTTTAGCAACATGCGACTAGCATCTGGGTATGATGAAACATTTCACCCCGAGACCCCAACAAATTTTCTCTAAAGCAGTGCTCGGATGCTTTAGGTTGGATACTTTTGCGCCCTACAGTTTTCAAGGCGATAAGTGGCAATGCAAGACCAGGGTTGCGGTTGAACCAGAACAACAAAGGAATGTAGAGGGTTGTCTCAGGGAGAGCCTTGCGAGGGGCGCACACCTGGGAAGGACCACCAGTGGAAGCGCAAGGACCAGTGACATCAGCGAATGTGGGGTCGGTGATGTAGGTCAATTGGGTGGTGTGTCCAATCATCTTGTAGTATCCCTTCTGTTGCTCGGAAGAAAGGGTAAGTTGGTTCCAGATGTGCATCCAGTCACCATATTGACGGTCAATGCGTTGACCACCAATCTCAACCTCGACTTGGGCAATGAGTTGCTCACCGGGGAAATCCAACCAACGAGCATAGACGCCATCAGTACCACTTCCAGCACTATTAGAAAACCCTTGGTTGATCTCAGGAAGAGTGACCTGGAGGTAAGTGCGGAATGCCATATCACCGTTACGGGCAATAGTGCATGTCACTCGGCGACCAAAATCAGCCTGACCAGAAAAGGTCTGTTCAATACTTTCCATAGCAAAATTCGTGTGGCGTCTGTAAGACACCTTCCAGAAGGTAATTTCGGGGGTTCCAGTAAGGAAAACATCCTGTGCGCCGTAGGCGACCAATTGCATAAGAGCTCCTCCCATTTCGGTTAGGTTTAATTATATTATGCCTAAATAAAATAATATCGCAGATGACTTGAAAAATACATCATATTATACCCACTCGAAAAAATATTATCAAAACATCAATTTATTTTACCCTGTAAATATGGCAAACTAAATTGACGCGTTTTTTCGCGCGAAATTACATTTTGCGTATATGGCAATTCATATTTTCTGCGATAAATGATTCTAAATATCCTTCTTTGAAAATTTCTTTCCGTCCTTCATGTTTTTTTGTGAAGATATAGGAACCCTTTCGTTTTTTTACTTTCCATCCATTTTCGAGAGCATTCATGATAAATGAATATTTTTGTAATGTTCGTTCTGTTGTTGAAATTGTCGTCATGAGAGGACAATTGATTGATTTATATACTACGTATTCAAACAGTATATAAACCTTACACGAAGTAAGAATTTTTTATTCGAATCCACCACAGATTCTTTAGAATCCACCACAGATTCTTTAGAATCCACCACAGATTCTTTAGAATCCACCACAGATTCATTCGAATCCACCACAGATTCTTTAGAATCCACCACAGATTCTTTAGAATCCACCACAGATTCATTCGAATCCACCACAGATTCATTCGAATCCACCACAGATTCTTTAGAATCCACCAGGGAATCTGACAAGGTTAAGACCGATACCAAGACCGGCACCGTTTCTGGCGGAACTGCCCATAGCAGGGACGAACACATCAAGAACGGCGAATGTGGCAGCAGCAGTCAAAGCGATGATGACGATTTCTTCTGTGCTGAGTTTTCCAACCTTGGGAATAGCATATGCAGCAATGGCAACGACAAGACCTTCAATTATGTACTTAATTGCGCGGCGAACAAGTTCTCCAAAATTAACGACGCTCATTTGGTTAAAGTATATTATAATAAAACAAAATATCGGAAGAAGATAACGAATAACGAGTTTCTTTTGTAAAATTATAGTAACGCCTTTATCAAACAGTTATGGAGCATTTTTTAAAATATATTGAAAAGTTCAACTCACACTGCTATATTTCAAATTAGGACTATTTCATGCCCGCGCAACTGACATTTGAATGAGAATGTATATTTAGCATCAAACGACTTAAAAAGTTTGTCCTAAATAACATTCATATCAATACGACCAGAAATGTCATCCTCTCAACAAACTGCATTTGAACGAAAAACATTACCAAATGGTAAATCGAACCCGAAATACGTCGATCTGTGTGATGAAGACATGCCACTTGCCGGACAGAAATTCGCATGTCTCAGTTTTGTTTCTCCCGAAAACATCCTAAAGAAACGCGAATCGTTTCTTTTTGACGAGTTCATCAAGCAATGGGAGTTTAGTAAAACAATGTCCAAATTCGGTGATTTCCTAAATTTTGTTGCATACAAATATAATGCTAAAATCGAGGAACTGACGGAGGATTTCAATGAATTCGCTAAATCCGAGGAATCAAAACTGAGAGAGGAAGAATTTGAATCACATTTCCGCACTTTCTGTGATAAAAACGAAGAATATCTGAATCTAAGATTTAATCGGGAACATGCTTTCCAGACATCGACGAGAGGACTCAAAGTTCGTGGCGTGTTTAATACCCAAGAGGAGGCAGAGATTCGTTGCAAAAAATTGCGAGAAACTGACCCCCATCACGACATTTTTGTGGGACCCGTTGGTATGTGGATTCCGTGGGACCCCGATGCTTACAAGACTGGACGTGTGGAGTTTATGGAAGAAGAATTGAATCAACTGCATAGTGAGAAGTTGAAGAATGAGGAGCGTGCGAAACAGGCATTTGACCAGCGAGTGAAGGATGCGAAGAAGAAGGCGATTATGGAGAATATTGAATTGGCGAAGAAGAGTGGTAATGTATTGACACAGACTATTGATGAGGAGGGCAATTTGATTGGGGTGAATCAGAAGGTGAATTTCGAGGAGCGAGAGGCAGCAGAGACAGATAATTCGGATGCTCATGCACAACAATTGAGAGATGCTTTAGATAAAGTGAGTGGTATTTGAGTGCGTTCGTGTGGCAATTAGAAAATGCGTCATTGGATATACCTCCACACCAGCGTCAAATATTATCAGAAAATAATCAAATAGGTAGAATTTGATTATTTTATTCGGATTTTTGAATAACGTGCGCGCTACTTTACAAAATATACGATTGGTGAATGTTGTAAATATCTAGTCGATTCGTTTTTTATTTTTATATAATATAATATGTCGAGTGCTGTTGATATATCTAAAGAAGAAATAGAAAAATGTATAAAATTTCTAAAAACTTTAAAAATATTTCTTTCGATAGAAAACAGTGATGAAAAGAAGGATTTAAAAATAGTCTTTGATTCTCGTAAAAAAAATGTTGATATAGAATTTGATGATTTTAAATCTAACATGAGTTATGTTCAATGTATTCTTTGTCAAAGAGATGTTATTATTAATTCTAAAATACAAGTTCCAGGTATTCAAAATTATTTAAAAAAAATGAAGTCATATAATACATTAAAAGATATAAAACAATTGACGAATGATAGTAGTGACGAAATATGTAGTAATTTGAATACTGAATGTACTAAAATAATGAGTATATTAAATAAAATATTTTCTAATAAAATAACAAATATTGACGAAAGTATTCAATATTTAGATAAAAAAATAAAAAATAAAAAGAAACAAGAGGCACAAGATGAATTATCAATAGAAATTCCGCCTCAACCCGATTTTCCGCTTGGGCAGAGTCCGAGACCACACATAGAATCATCATCATCATCCACACCCATAGAATCATCATCACCATCATCCACATCCACACCCATAAAAATAAAAACATCACCCACAAAATCATCATCATCCACATCCACACCCATAAAAATAAAAACATCACCCACAATACCATCACCACCAGTTCTGGAATCTAGTTATAAAGATATAAATTCAGATGGTATATTTAAAAAAATCGAATCTACTATTATAAATAAGGGTGAACTTAAACGTGTTGAAGAAATAGAACAAAATAGTGAAATTCCACCTGCACGCCTTATGGGGGATGGAGAATTAAAACAAAAATTAATTCAAGAAATTAAATGCAAGTTATTAGATAAGGCTTTAACTTTTTTCAATGATAATAAAATCAAATATTTAGATATAAATAACTCGATTAAGGGAAAACTTTCAATTGATGACGAAGAAGAAAGTCTGCTGCCAGGAGATACAGATAGAAAAT